CTTGTAATTAAAGAGGCTGAAGCTGTACGCCGCAATGAATTCTTGCAAGTGGTTTTGAATAGCCCCGTGGCTCAACAGATTGTTGGTATGGACGGCACTGCCGAACTATTGCGCGATCAAGCTAAAAATCTTAGCGGTAACGTAGATAGAATTGTTCCTAGCCGTAAACAGTTATCGGTGGTTGAACAACAACAGCAACAGATTGCGCAATTGCAAGAACAGCTAACTATGATTATGGGTGAGATGCAAAATGCAGGAACTGCAACCGGTATGACCCAAGGTGCTGCTCCAAAAAATATGCTCCCTGACGGCAGTCAAGTCGGGGGTCGTGAAAGCAATATGATCTCGCCCCGACCCAATGGAATTTAAAAACACTTGACTGTGCAAATAGTCAGTGGTATAAAATATACAGATGAAAATTTTTGTTGGCCAAAAGCCAGACCGACAGCAAATGCAAGCGCTTCAACGCTGCAAGCTGGAAAACAGTGCTCTGATAGATTTATTCCGCAAAAGGCTTGAGGAGACCAAAGACTCCTTGATTCTTGCCGATGATCTAGTCCGAATACACCGTCTTCAAGGTCGCGCTGAGGTCTTATCCGATTTTCTCGAAGCGGTTGAAAAGTCGCCCGAGATTTTTGACCGGGTCAAATGACCCGATTTTTGTAGTCCTAGCAAACCATTATGTTAGACGGCACACCGGTATATCCGACGCCTGAAATGCAGAGTTGGCGCTTTAAAGGAAATTAAAATGGCATTGCCCAAGCAAGTAGAAGCTCAATTACGTGAACTGGAACAGATCGAAAAACAAATAGCTGAGAGTCAAAACCCAGCGACCGCTAACCCGGAATCGCAATCTACGGAAGACCCTCCAGCCGACCTTTCGACACCTGAGCCTCCCGCCATCGAGCAAAAACCTGTTGAAACAAAGCCAGAACCAATTGAACCAGCTATAGCTGATGAGACATGGCAGAGTCGCTATATTGCGCTAAAAGGCAAATATGACGCGGAAGTGCCACGCTTACACGCCGACTTGCGGGAATTTAAGGCCCAATTGGATAGTCTCCGAAAAGCCGCAGAAACCAAGCCCGTCGAGACGAAGAAGCCTGCAGTTGCTGAGAAATTGGTTACGGATGCTGATATTCAAGCATTTGGTGAGGACTTAATTGAAGTCCAACGCAAGGTTGCCCGCGAAGTGGCAGCAGAGTTTCGAGATGAGCTCGATGCTATGAGAGTCGAAAATGATAAATTGCGTGAGCAGTTAAACACTACCGGCAGTCAAGTATCAGAGGCATCCTTTGAGCAACGTCTGTACCGAATGGTTCCAGACTTTCAAGACATTAACGCCGACCCCCGTTGGGTTAACTGGTTGAATGAGGTTGATCCTCTGCTCCGAGCACCAAGAAAATCTGTTGCACAAGATGCGTTTAACCGAGCTGATGCCGAAGCCGTTGCCCACTATGTTGGAATGTTCAAATCGAGCATTACCCCCGTAGAACCCGTCAACGACAAAGCCTCCGAGCTTGAAAAACAAATCCAGCCGAAACGTTCTACGTCTAACGTACCAGTTTCACAGCAGGCTAAAACATACACGGATTCACAAATCCAGAAAATGTTTCAAAAGTCTGTCGAACTGAGTTCTAGGGGCCAGCGCGAAGAAGCAATGAAACTTGAAGCTGAAATTGATGCGGCTTACAGAGATGGACGCGTAAGAGCGTAACTCCCTGCATGCAGCATTTACCCAACCTGTTTTTATTTTAGGAGGCCAAAATGGCTGCTGTTTATCCCGTCACGGGCTCTGGTGCATTTGACACCAACCCCTCATACTCCGGTGCCTTTATCCCCACGCTGTGGTCAGGCAAACTCTTGGCTAAGTTCTACCAGAACACCATGTTGTCTGAAGTCACTAACACTGACTACGAAGGCGAATTGAAGAACCAAGGCGATACAGTCCGTATCCGTTTGGCTCCTTCCATCAGCATTTCTGACTACACTGTTGGTCAGACTTTGTCGTACGAAGTCCCCACTCCTATCTTCCAAGATATGCAAGTGACTAAGGGCAAGTACTTTGGCGTGCAAGTCAACGACGTGCTGTCTTATCAGTCCGACATGAACTTGATGAACATGTTCACAGAAGACGCTGCCAAGCAGTTGAAAATCGCCATCGAAAACGAAGTGTTCTTCAACAGCTTCGTGACCGAAGGCCCTGCTGCTGCCAACGAAGGCGCTACTGCCGGTAGGATTTCTGCTGCCTATAACTTGGGTACAGACATCGCTCCTATCGACCAAGCTACTCCTGAAAACGTGTTGAAGGCTATCCTTCGCATGTCTACAGTCTTGGACGAGCAGAACGTTCCTGAAGATGGCCGTTTCTTGATTATTAGTCCTTTTGACCGCCAGTTGCTCATGCAATCTAGCATCGCTCAAGCGTACTTTACAGGCGACCAGTCTAGCGTTATTCGCACAGGCAAAATCGGCATGTTGGATCGTTTCAGCGTTTATGTGTCTAACTTGCTGCCACGCGGCGAAGCAGGTAAGGCATTGGTTGCTGGTTTGTCTGCTACCTCCACTGGTGGCGCTGTGACTAACGCTAAGGCTCGTCGTATTATGGTTGCTGGTACAAAGGGTGCTACATCCTTCGCCATGACTATTAACAAGACAGAACCCCTGCGTAACCAGACTGACTTCGGCGATATCGTCCGTGGTTTGGCTGTGTATGGCCGTAAGGTTGTTAAGCCTGAAGCTATGGTTACTGCTGTTGTTGGCTCAGCCACTTGATAGTGGTATAAAGAGGGGGCCTTCGGGCCCCCTTTTTCACATCTGGAGAAAAAAATGAACGCTCTCGACCTAATGGCTCGCCTTGGCGGCGAAATTTTAAACAACAAAGTGCGTGCACATATTGATGGTGCAATTGTTATTGTTGCTCGTTTGGAAGGCCACGATTGGGTTTTGACCGAGCGCGGTATTTTGTTGGCTAACGAACACTCGAATTTAGCCGTAGCAGAAGCTGCAGCGGTATCAACAAAAACTCGCAAAAAAGAAGCCGTAGTAGTAGAATCTGTGCAATCACAGGACGAAATCGCAATCGAAATCGAGCCTACGCCTGAAAAGTAAGGTAATCTATGAAGCCTCTAAGCGCGTTTTTCTCTCGTATCCTGCCGTATTTACCCGGGTGCTCTGAGCCTCTGGCTGCGCAGGTACTTGTAAACGCGGCTATTGAGTTTTGCGACACATCATTAGTTCTGCGACAAAACCTTGACGAGTTTAAAACGTTTAAAGGGCAGATTCAGTACGACCTTGACCCGCCTAGTACCCAGCACACTATTAGTCGTGTGATGGGCGTTACGTTGGACTATAAAGAACTTACCGCTGGTATGGCGGAAGCTATACGAGGCGACTTGCCAACTGCGGTCGCTAAGCCTCGAGGTTTTTACACAGACAGAACTGACTCTGTTTTAACGTTAATGTTATCGCCTCCCCCTGATGGGGCGTATGACGTTGTTGTCAATGTTGCCTTAGCGCCTGCTCGTACAGCGACGCAACTTGATGATGATTTGTATAACACTTGGATTAACCCGATCGTGTCTAGCGCCATTGCTCAAGCAATGCAGATTCCGGGTCAACCTTTTAGCAATCCCGCGCAAGCGCAAGTATTGTTAAACTCTGCAGCTAGACAAACCAATAGCTCTAGAATTGAAAGTAACTATGGCCTTGTACGCGGGTCTATGCGCGTTCGTTATCGTCCTTTTGCATGAGGTAAAACCATGGCTCTTACAGCACAATCAATTATTCGCCGCGCCGTTGAGACGCTTCAAGACAGCACGTCAATCCGCTGGCCCATTAACGAACTGGTTCGCTACCTTAACGACGGGCAACGCGAAGTTGTTTTGTATCGTCCCGATGCAATGGTTACAAGTTCGACTGTAACGTGTGTCGCAGGAACAAAACAATCACTTCCTGCTAACGGCGCAAAGTTAATTGAAGTTGTTCGCAACTCCGCAGCCACAAGCGCTAAAAAAGCAATCCGCATGGTTAATCGTGAAATTTTAGATGCACAAACTCCTAACTGGCATAGCCTTACAGGATCGGTTGACATCTTGCATTTTATGTACGACGTGCGCGATCCTAAAGTGTTTTATGTTTACCCGCCTGCGACAGTCCTAGCCCAAGTTGATGTTGTGTACTCCGCATACCCAACTGATGTTGTTGAGCCCGCCGATGGCGCTTTGTATACTGCTGTAGCAGGCAACCTTAGCTTGCCAGATATTTACGGTAACGTCGTGTTGGACTACATTATGTATCGTGCTTACACGAAAGATGCTGAATACGCAGGTAACGCGGCTCGCGCTCAAGCTCACTACCAAGCTTTTGGTAATGCGTTGGGTGTTGAAATTAAGTCTACGATGAGTGTTGCACCTAACCCCGTAAACAATCCAAACACGGCGGTAATGGCTGCTGGCTAAAAGGTAAATCATGGCCGAGAAAATTAAACTTGTTCAGGGCGACACACGCCCACAAATCAAGGCCGTCATTACCGATGACACGACTGGAGATATCGTAGATATCTCTGGTTCCACAGCCCGCATGCGTTTTCGCGCTACCGGTACTACAGCCACATTATTTACTTTAACTGGGTACCTTCAATCAGGTATTGAAGACGAAAACGGTGTCGTAACGCAAGGTTTAGTTGGTCAGGCGTACGCGTTACCCGGCTCTGGTGGGCGCGTTGCATTTGCATTTACTGCAGGCAATTTGAGTATTGAGCCCGGTAGTTATGAGGGTGAGATCGAGGTTACATTCTCCGATTCAACCGTGCAAACCGTTTACACACCTTTGAAGTTTCAACTAAGGGCTCAATTCTGAGATGCCTATTAAGGTCTCCGGACACCGCATAAAGGCACTAGCGACGTACGCGAAGCTAGCTGCGAAAGCGCGGGCGGTTGTTGGGACTGCGACTCTTTCCGAAGAAGTAATGACGGTGCTTGCAAGAGCAGCCGTGTTTAGTGTTTTATCTAATACAGAAAATCTATCTGTTGCCGTAAAAGCCTCATTACTCAAAGCAGACGCGGCTACAGGGTATTTCTTTACGTTGTATGAGTTGGCAGATTCTTTTGCCACTTCTGAGCTTGCTACATTTAGCTTTTCTAAATTACGTGAAGATGAAATTCGCGCTGTTGACGCCGCATTGGTTAGCTTGTCTAAAGCCCTGCAAGACAAAGCAGATACAACTGATCTAGTAACATTCTTCACTGGCAGAGTTTTAGCGGACGCAGCCGCGACAACCACCCAATTGACTCAAGTTTTTGGGAAGCCGTTAGTTGATGCTGCTACTACTTCTACCGCTACTGACAAAGGTTTTAACACTACAAAAAGCGATCCGGTTGGGACGGCTACGACAAACATTACTACATTCGGTAAAGCGGTAAACGACCCAGCTATTACGGTTGATACCTTCTCTCGTGTTGTGTCTTTTGTCAGGTTCTTTGACGATGTTGTTGATGGTACGGATGAGATCAATACCGCATTTCTGACGGATGATGGAGAGGTGTTTTTCCTAGATAAACGAGTCCTAGACTCGGCTACGACTAACACCACCCTTTCTTACGATATTGCCCGAGTGTCAGCGGATATTGCGCAGTTGCTGGATCAGCCGGATTTATTTACACAAAAAGCAAGAGCGGACGCGTTTACAACCGCTACGACTACCGCACTGGCAAGCAACAAACCGTTATCTGATCTGACGAGTTTTGCGGACAACACAGTTTTACTAGCCTCAAAAGCTGCTTCTGATGCGACGACTTCGTCGGACACCCAAGTCCGCAACACCGGCAAAGCACTTAGCGACTCCGCCACAACGACTGATGACAGCAGCGCCTACTTTGAAAAAGCTCTTGCTGACGCTGTAGCATCTGCGACGCAAACAGCAATTACTGCGTTTAAACCGTTTTCAGACGCAGTGGCGTTTGGCGATTCGGCTTTTGTGGACTTTAATCTTGCTGCTGCGGATACGGCGGCCTCAAGTACTCTAACGCGGGTTGCGTTTAGTAAGC